TGTTATAGTTGGTGGGAATGTAACTTTTGGAACAAGTGCGTCATTAACGGCTAATGGTGATAACGGGGCTAATGGTAGTGGTCAAAGTGGAGGAGGAGGAGGAGCCGGAGGTGGCATAATCTATCTTGGCTATAAAGGGACATTATCTGGAACTGCTTCTTTAACCGCAACGGGAGGAACAGCAGGAAATTATTCAGGCAATGCCAGTGGTTCAAATGGAGGAGCAGGAGCAGCAGGATTTACCTTATCTGAACAAATAATTTAATCTTGGAGACCTTAAATACCATAGAAAATGTTCTTCCAAGGCCACTACATTTAAAATTAGAACACGAAGTACAAAGAAGGGATTTCCCATACTACTACTTCCCTGAGATGGTATACAACGGAGAACTTTCAGAATTATGGAAATCGGATTCAGCAAAAAATGTTTGTTTTGATGGAGAACCTTCAAATGGAATGTCTCATTTAGTCTTGGATCAGGAAAATGGCATTAATTCAAATTATGTCGATTATTGTTGTAATATTTTGAAATTTTTAATTGATGCACTTCCATATAATGTTGAAATGATTCCGACTAGAATAAAATTTAATTTAACTTTTCCAAATGGTAACGGGTTTAAATATAATTATCCTCACGTTGATCCATTACCCCCAAAAGAGGGGCTTGAGGATTCTGAACACTGGATATTTATTTATTACATAAACGATAGTGATGGAGATACAGTTATTTTTAATGAAACGGCAGGGTCTATAATTAAAAAACCGACAATACGAGAAAGATATACACCAAAAGGGAACACTGCATTATTTTTTAAAGGAGACATATACCATGCAGCAAGTAACCCCATAAAAACAAAGGCAAGGTTTAACATTAATTATAATGTTTTAGTGAATAAAAATTATACGGATAAATAATGGTGGAATTGTTTTTATGGAAATATGGCTTATACATAATAATAATCTGGACATTTATATTTAATGGATGCTCTCCAGTACCTCCAGATAAAGCTGGGTATTGGGTAAGTGAAAAACCATATAGGGGGACACTTAGGGCAAATCGAGATCATGTTCGTCCTTATTGGCAATGTGTAAATTTAAATAAAGAAATAGGATGTGAATGAAAAAGATTTTAATAGTTGCTGCATTGTTAATTGGGACATTAGCCTGGGCAGAACCTCATGGCCTTGATGTTATTGCTCAGACAAACAATCCACATCCAACGTATCAACAACATACTACAAAGAGCAATTTAGAGACAGCAATTGATGATGCAATACAAATCCTCCTCGACCAAGGTCTTGCCGGAGTGTTCATACTATGTCTCATTATGTGGACGATCAAAGAATCAAAAGCTAATCGCTCAATTCAAAAAGAACATTTTGATAAGTTTGTAGAAATTTCAACTGAATGCAGCGGACACATGGCTGCTGTTTCAACCAAATTAGAAAATATTGAAAGAGAAATGGAACAGGCAAAAACATTACAAATGATGAAAGGATAATATGCATTTTTTAGTTCCAATAATTACGACTTCGGTGAAGTCAATCGTAATTAGCTTCTTTAGCCAGAAGGTAATTGAAGAAATTATCTTCCAATTATTGCGATATTGTGTCTCCAAAAGTTCTAATAAATTAGACGATAAAATTCTGGAGGCGTTTGAAGCTAATCGTACAAAGTAGCAATACCAGGAAGGTATTATTTCTTTTTCTTTTGGAAGAAGGAAATTTTTTTCGTATTTATTGGGGTGGATAGGTATGTCTATTAACTGGGCTTTGTATAAAAATTTTTCTGAAAACGAACTTGCTTGCAACTGCAATGAATGTGGGAGGAGTGAGTGTAAGGAAGAACTAGTTTCCAAGCTGCAACAATTGCGAGATGAAGTAGGTTTCCCAATTCGTCTTTCCAGTGCTTTTCGCTGCAAAAAATGGAATGACCATGTGGGAGGGCATCCGCGATCAAGTCACATGGAGGGGCTTGCAGTGGACTGCCTCTGTGAGGGCGAGAGAGCTTTAAAACTTATTGAAGCAGCCATTCGGCTAGGGTTCAGTGGAGTAGGCGTTAGCCAGCGAAAAGGCCAAAAATTCGTACATTTGGACATTAAGGAAACGCCAACAAAAAGAATCTGGAGTTATGCTTAAATGGAAATACTTTTTGAACTGGAAGATTCTGAGCTTGTTATTGAGTTTACTCCTGATTTCAAGCTGCCAAACCATGCAAAACATTCAAAAGTACAATGGGAATTATCCAACCGCCCAGATAAGAGCAATCTGGATGACTTGTTCCTTGAACTTCCAGAAGAACAGCCCATTTCTCCACCAGGCACTCGTTTGGACTGCTTGCGACTGTTACGCGGATGTGATTCGTAAAGAGCTCACTCCTGAAGAAGTGGAAGGACCAAAGCCAATAACAAGGCTAGATTTGAAAAAGATTCTAGTGGAAAGATGTAACCCAAAACTAATACCGAACCCAACATAAATGCCATTAATACCAATTAAAATTCCACCCGGTTTCTTCCGCAATGCAACTCAGTACCAATCTAAAAACAGATGGTATAAAGGGAACCTGGTAAGATTTTCAGAAGGTCGGATCAGACCCATTGGTGGCTGGCAGAGACTTGCACCAACCCAGATAAAAAAGAAACAAGGTGTTAAGTCTCTAAAGATAACTACTGCCGGGACTGGATACACTGGCAGCGGGACTCTCTCTACAACGGGAGGAGGGGGCACTGGATTTACCGGGACTTATACTGTGAGTTCAGGCGCGATAGCAACAGTCACAATTACAACTGGCGGGTCTGGATATACTTCAGTTCCAACTATAGTTGTATCTGGCAGTACAAGTGGTACAGCAGCAGTAATAACTGCTACAGTATTTACAAATGAAGTTGATCCCATTCGAGGACTACATTCCTGGAGACTATCAACGGGCGCTAGGTATCTTGCAGTTGGTTCGACTCAGTCATTGAGGATTTGGGATGGGTCACAAAGTGCGGGGACCAATGCGCCCCTTTACGATATTTCACCCAGTTCAGTTCCTACGGGCTCAATTGATTTTAATAGTCAGCAGGATTTTCTGATACCAGGGTTAGGGTTTGGAGCTCTTGAATATGGAGGAGACCTGGGTGTAACAAACTTTGATGATTCAACCGGGTCAACTTCTGGAGGAGATGTATATGGGACTCCAAGATATCCAGCTATTGATCCATCGGGGAATATCCGTGACCCTGATGCCTTTCGAGACAATTATGCAGCCACTTGGAGTTTAGACTCATTTGGGGATGACCTTTTGGCACTCCACACTGGCGAGGGAACTATCTGGTACTGGAAAGTTTCTACTGCATCATTTAATAATGCTGCACAAACTGCGACTGCACCAATTGCCTTGCAGGATGTTACAAGTTCTACTTCAGATTGTCCAAGTCACTCTAATACTGCGGTCTTGGTAACTCCTGAACGTCACATAATGGTGCTGGGGCCAGAAGGAGCTCACACAAAAATACAATGGGCCTCACATGAATCACTCATTGATTGGAATCCCACTTTAACAAATACAGCGGGAGACCTGACTCTACAAACCAAGGGGCGAATTATTGGCGGGTTCAAAACCAGGTACGGAGTCCTGATATTCACAACCTCAGATACATGGCGCACCAAGTACGCCGGACCTCCCTATGTGTATACAGTAGAACGTCTGACTGAAGGTGCAGGACCAATTGGAATGAAATGTATTGCAGGGTCTGCCGACTTTGTTGCATGGCTCTCGAGAGGAAGATTTTGGTCTTATACTGGAGGATATATCCAGGAGCTCCAGTGCGAAGTCGCTGACTATGTGTTTTCTGATATTAACCTGGATGTTGAGGGATTGATTGCTGCGGGACATAATGGCGATTTTGGAGAGATCACCTGGTTTTATCCGAAAGAAGGTGATAGCTACAATACCAGGTATGTCACTTATTCCTACCGAGAGAAACACTGGACTACAGGAGAGCTCGAGCGTTCTGCATGGGAGCCCTCAGATGCTCTAGGATTCCCTGTAGCTGCCGGAGTAGATGGCTACCTCTATAGACACGAAATGGACCCTGACACTCAATCAACTCCTGTTCAGCGTGAGAGTACAGTCACTGCTCCAACTGATGTAAATGGTTTATCAGGAATGGAAAGCCGCGTAATTGCCAAAGGAGTTAGCACTGAATTACACCCGAATGTGGCTAGTGAAAATCACTTATGTTATGCAGAAACGGGAGCCATAGAAATTCAGAATGGTGATCGACTGCACTCAGTCAATCAAATAATTACTGATACATCAGCCGGGGATAACGGGCTGAGAATGCAATGCGTAATTGCCGATACTCCAGATGAACCATCAGCAACTCAAGGCCCATTTACCCTGGAGAGCGATGGCTTTACTGACTGTAGGTTCACAGCACGACAGACATTCCTGAAGGTAGAAAGTCCCTTCGACCAAGAATGGCGTTTCGGAGAAGTACGTTTTTCAGCTACACCAACAGGAAAAAGATGAAGACTTCAAAAGCACTGCCTAATCCACCAAGGGAATACACGCCGGAATATATGTATGACCTGGCAAGCCTTGTAATTGATGAAGAATCAGTGACATTAAAAACAGATCGAGACAATGTAATGGATAAAGGTTCTCTAATTATCAGGAGCCCAAATGGTTCGTTTTTCAAGATAACAGTAAATGATGCAGGAGCTCTCAGTGCTACGTCAGTTACAACAGTAGACTCACGGCCTGTGACTTCAACTAATCCATATGTATAAGGAATAATATGCCAATGACACAAAAAGCAGCAGGACAAATTTTAAGACGCAATGCGCCTCCAGGAGAATTCCCTGCATTCATAAATCCCCAGGAAGCATCCTGGCTCAAAGGCATGGGGGGTTCCGGGAAGAAGACCAAATCTGGACTAAGAAGTTTCCGCCGGAATACTGGAGCTGAAACAGGAATGGGACTGGGTGGTTCTGGTGCGTTTGGTGGTGTAGAAAATAAAGAATTTAATCCTGGTAAAGTATATGATGACGCAAAAAAATATGTGGAAAACATTACACCTGAACAGAAAAAGCAAAACTATGACGCAATGATTGAGAGACAAAAACAAATTTCGGCTTCAGGAGGTAGCGGAGCAGGAAAAGAAATAGCCGAAATAAATGCTCAAGCAGGGATTCTCCCCGGAGGAGGATATGATACCAGAGTGCCTCAAGGTCCATCATCAACTACAAACCCTAATGACCCATATGGAGTGCAGGAGGCAATTGCTACTGGAGCAAAAGATTTAATAGGTAGAGAATATACAGCTCCGACTCTGACTCCAGAAGAAAGAATTGCTGCGGATTCTGCTGAGACAACTCAAGCCCGTGGAATGGCTCAAGATATGGTAGGTACTGGTCAGGATGCATTTGGTCAGGCGGCAGGAGTTGGACAAAGAATTTCCGGTCAGCAAATCGATCCGATATCAGGCCAGTCTTTTTTAACTGGTCAAGGCGTGGATCAATACATGAGCCCACATACTCAGAATGTTATCCAGGGGATGCAGGATAACGCCATGAGGACAATGCAACAACAACGCGGAGCACTACAGGCTCAACATCAAATGGCTGGTGCAGGGATAGGTTCAAGAGGAGCTCTTGAGAATGCTGCAATGGCTGCC